AGATGAACGTCGATGAGCTCCGCGAGGAGCTGGACGACCGTGATCTGTCCACGACGGGCAACAAGTCCACCCTCCAGGCCCGCCTGAAGGAGGCCGGACCCCCGAAGTCCGGCTGACGTAGTCCGCTCCCCAGTTACACACGGCGGGGCACGCTTCGTAGCCGGTTGCGTGCCCCGCCGTTCCCATGTAGAGAGGTTAAGATGGCCGGTCCGTTGTACGCCGGGCAGTACGGCCCCGAAGGATTTGAGTCCGCGAACGGGCGGGCTGCCAAGAACACAGAGGTCACTGTTCTGACGTCTGACGGACAGATGGCCACCCTCTATGCCAGCAAAGAGAAGATCGAGCTTGCCGACAATCCGACGTATACGGACGAATGGGGAAATCTGCGGTTCTTCGCGGTTCCCGGCGAGTACGCCGTATTTGTCAATGGCGTGATCTTCCCGATCATGGTTCCCATTCACCCGCTCGACCCCGCTATCGGCGCCTGGGAGGGCCAGGAAGTTAATCCCATTGTGGATTGGTTCCAGGATGACGGTGGACCGTACGACAATGGCCGCGTTGTATACGGGGCCGGTCCCGGAGACATGTACCGGGACAAGCTGACCGGCGATCTGTATCAATTGCGGTAAGGAGTAGTCATGGGTTGGGAACTTGTAGGAAACGTTCGGGGCGCCCAGGGCGTCCAGGGTCCGGAAGGTCCGCAGGGACCACAGGGCTCCCAGGGACCACAGGGCATCACTGGTGCCCAGGGTATCCAGGGTGATGTCGGCCCCGAGGGTCCCCAGGGCATCCAGGGACCACAGGGCCTGACGGGTGAAGACGGCAAGGGCATCGAGATCGCCGGTGACGTCGCCACGTACGGCGCGCTGCCCTCGAACCTGACGACCGAGGACGCGGGCAAGGGCTACCTCGTTACGGCGGATGGCCTGCTGTACATCTGGAGCGGATCGTCCTTCCCGGCGAACGGTTCAGGCGTCGAGTTCCGAGGCCCCGAGGGCCCACAGGGGCCGCAAGGCGTCCAGGGTACGGCCGGTGCGACGGGTTCGACCGGTCCCGAGGGTCCTGCCGGTGCAGACGGCGCCCAGGGACCGCAGGGTGACCAGGGTCCGCAGGGTCCCACCGGTATCCAGGGCCAGACCGGCTCGCAGGGTCCACAGGGCACCCGAGGCAACCGGATCTCCTCTGGTGACGGCACTCCGTCCACGATCTCTGGTCAGATGCTCGGCGACCAGTACATCGACCGGACGACCGGCGACCAGTACGAACTGCGCTGACCGATGGGCTGGGAGAAGGTAGGTAACCTGGGGCCAAAGGTCCCGGGTCTGATTGTTGCCGGTTCGGTCTCTTCAGCCCTAACACCGGATGCGGCACTCGGCAACTACCGCGACATCACGGTCACTGGTGCGAACGTCACCGTCAACGAGCCGACGAATGGAGTGAATCGGCAGACCCTGGAGTTTGCGTTCTACGCGAGCGTGGCAACGACGATCACGTTCGCTTCCGCCATCGAGAAGACCTCTGGTCTGGAGCTCCCGATCCCAGTGCCGATCGGCGAGATTCTGTGGGCGTCACTGAAGTTCTCGACGCTTCCGAACCCGGACAAGTGGTACCTCGTCGCAGCGACGGTCTCTAAGTAATGCCCATCACGCAGATCCCGGGAGCCCAGGCCAAGGGGGAGGTCGCGGGCACAGCCACGTCGATTGCCGTTCCGAAGCCCGCAAACCTCGCCAATGGCGACTTCCTGATCTGCCACGCTTCGATCACGTACGACTACAGCTGGACCGGCGCTAACGGTGCTAATGGCGATCCAACGCTGTGGACGATGTCGGGCTGGTCGTACGTTACCGGGCGGAGGACTCCGGACAGCCAGTACTACCCCGGCGCGGCGATCTTCATCAAGGCCATCACCAACGCCGGGACGGAGCCCGCGAACTACACGCTCACCCGGACCGCAGCAGGATCCAGGGCGAGCCAGTACGCGATCTCCGTCGAAGTGCACCGGGGCGTCGATACGGCGAACCCGTGGCTCGTGTCGCCGGTGTTCTCGACCGGCCCGAGCGGTAGCGGCTCGTTCGGCGACGTCACCCCGCCGTCCGTACCGTGTGTTGCCTGCTGGCACTACGCGAACCAGAACTACCGCGCCGCTGCGGATACGACGGTCGCCTGGCCCGCCGGGACGACCGAGCTACAAGAAGTAGTCGGCACCTTCAACTTCCAGTCCACGGCCATCGAGCGCCGCACAGGAGCGGGAGCTACCGGTACCCGCGCGGTCACGGTCGGAAACTGGGGCGGGAACACTCCTGCGACGGTCACGGCCTATGTGCTGAAGGAAGCCGCATTTCCGGCCACCCTCGTCGCAACGTACTCGGTCCCGGCGACGAGCGCGACTGCTTCGACGCCAAGCTTCACGCCGGGCGCGAACGAGCTGATCGTCGTCAAGGCGATGACGGGTGGTACGTCCTACCCGATCAACGGCGTCTCCGGTGGCGGGCTCTCCTACCGGCTCGACGATCAGTCGGCGGTCGGGAGTACGTGCCCGGAGAAGTTGTGGACGGCGAGTTCCGGAGCGGGCGGAACCGCGATGACGGTGACCGCCACATTCAACGCCTACTCGGCGTCCGTCCCGATGCAGCTGATCGTGGAGCGGTGGTCGAATGCGAAGGTGGCGGCTACTCCCGCGCTCGCGGCAACCAAGACGGGCAGCGGAGCTCCAAGCTCCGTCCTGACGACGGTTGCCGCAGGCTCCCGGGTCTCGTACGCCGTGGCGGACTGGAACGGCGTCACCGGCACGGCCGCCTACCGCTCGTCCGCGACGGAGAACGCCAAGCGGCAGGTCTCTGGTCAGGCGTGCTTCTACTCGGCGACGCAGGCAGCAGCGTCGGCCGGTGCGCAGACGATCGGCATGACGACGCCGTCCACGCAGAAGTGGACCATTCTCGGCATCGAGATCCAGCAGTCCGACACCGGTTATGCACCGCCAGTCAGCTCTGAGCTCGCGCCGACCGGGTGGAGCTTCCTGATCGATGTCTCGAACTACCAGGCGGGCATCTCGCTCTCCACAATCAAGGGGCTCGGCTACCGAGGCTGTATCATCAAGATTGGGCAGGGCGCCGCACTCCGAGACGGCGGCGGTACCTACTCTGCCACGCTCGACGCACAGTGGCCGACGTTCCGGGATGCGTCGAAGGCACTCTGGCCGACGACGACGATGGGCTACTGGTACATCGGCAACACGGAGTCCCCGGCCGCCCAGGCGCAGCGCTGCAAGGACTACATGGGCGATCTGACGATCCCGATCATGCTCGACTGGGAGGACGGTGGCGGCGACTGGGCGAACCTGGTCGCGGTGACGAATGCGTTCCGGGCGATCGGTCTGCGGGTGTCGATGCTCTACACGAACCTGCAGAACTACGCCACCCAGCACGGTGCGACGGATATCGACTCGCTCGGGCTCTCGCTCGTCAACTCCCGGTACTGGCTCGATTCGGGCACTAACCCGAGTCAGCCGGTGCGCGCGACGTTCGATGACATCCTAGCCACCAACCCGACGTTCGGCCGGACAACCGTCGCGAACGGAACGGTGGACGTGCTGCAGTTTACGGATGCCGGTAACGTATACAGCACATGGAACATTGATGTCCATGCGTTCCCGGGATCCGAGGCCGAGATGGCGACGATGATGAACAACTATCTGCCGCTCGGTCCGGAGCCGGGCCGTGGATTCCTGATGGGAGTTGCGTAATGGCCGAGCAGGCAGATATCCAGTACGTCAAGGACTCCATCGAGCGGGAGATGGCGGAAGGCTGGGACGAGGCGGAGATCATCCGCCGTCTCGATGAGGGCGCCAATCGTAATCGTGTCGTGGAGTCCTACTGGCGAAAGCGGGCGACGGACTTCATCACGCTCGTCAACACATCGGAGTCCGGCAGCACGCGCGGCAATGACGCGATCTACAACCGTATGGTTGCGGCCGCCGATGCGCACGCCAAGAAGGCGGACGCCGAGGAGGCGACCTCCGGTACGGCGAGCGTGGAGACGCTGGGCAGCTTCGACATCGAGAGGGCGTAACATGGTCTATGTACCGTCCCGTCCGGACTCGGACACCGCTCCGACGACGGCGCGGGAAGTCGAGCTGCAGATCAACCGGCGCAACACGCGCTACTTCATCGACCAGGACCCGACGGACCTCGTCCTGAAGCGGCCGCAGAACGCAAAGTCCGCTACCGGGGCTCGGGTGCGTGCAACGTCCATCGCCATCCCGGAGCAGCGCTTCAAGCTGATCATGGTGTCGCCCGCCGGGGGCTCGCTCGATCAGTCCTCCGAGGACGGGCGGATGGTTCGCGCTGACTATGTGCTGATCGGAGAGCATGACGCGGACATCGAGGCGGGCGACTTCTGGTACGACGACTTCGGACAACAGTGGGTTGTCTACTCGCTCATCCCATACAACGGCTATGAGACGCGGGCGAACGTCTCGGCCCGAGGACAGCACCTGGAGGGCGGATGAGGTTCGAGTGGGACGACGGCGGCATCCCCAAGCGGATCGCGAAGCTCGACAAGGAGACCCGAATGGGAATCCGTGCGTGCTTCGACTTCCAGGCTCCTCGGTCCATGGCCTACATGAAGACGATGGCACCCTGGTCGGACCAGACGACGAATGCGAGAAATGGCTTGCACGCATTCTCGCATCACTCCGGGAATCGATCCGAGCTTCTGCTTGCACATGCGGTCTCGTACGGCATCTACCTGGAAGTGTGCAACTCGGGACGGTATGCGATCATCCTCCCTGCCTTGCGCCGGGCTGGCGAGGAACTGAAGCAGCTGATTGACGGATTGTGGAAGGAGATCTGATGTCCGCACGGGCCGCTGTGTATCGCCTTCTGTCGGAGGATCCAGAACTGAAGAGCGCATGGGGAATTGATGGTGACTGGGTGTATCCCGCTCAGTCGCTGGACACTCCTCCTGGTGACCACTACTTCCTAGTGATGCGCTGGGCGGAGACTACTCCCGGCTCCAACCTCGCGTCCAAGACGGAGATCCTGACGGTATGGGCTCATTCGGCAAAGACATTCAGCGCGGACTACGCCGACTTGGTAAGGATCTTGAATCGAGTGCGCGACGTACTAACCGGGATATCGCACGTAGCTGGCGAAGACGGGATCATGACGCTAGCGCACTACAGAGGAATGAGCCCCGATTTCGACGACCCGGTGATGATGACCATCACGAAGAACATCGAGTTCCAGATCCTGTCACGGTAGGATCTGACCCCAGAAAGGAGGATTGCCACATGGCTGGAAACGCTCACCCGAAGTCGGTTCGCTACATCGGGATCTATGGCATTCGGCAGGTCACCCGCGCGGAGTGGGAGGCTGCCGGAGTTGTTGACCAGGACACCGTTCAGTGGAATGCACGGAACCGCTGGACCGTTCAGGGCAACAAGCTCAACGCGGATGCGATCGAGGTTCTGGAGTTCGAGAACCAGTTCGTGTTCGATCGGCCGGACTCCGCCCCCGAGCCCGTACAGGTGGAGGAGCCGGTCAAGAGCAAGAAGTGATGGAGATCCGGTGCGACTCTCGACGGCTATTCGCCAAGATAGAGGATGGTGTGCTCGAAGTGACGTGCCGGAGCAACCGTTGCGGGTACGAGGCCGGTGTGGTGGTCCTCCACAGGTTCGCAATGGACACCGGTGAGCTAATAGACACCAGGCGCTACAAGAGCGCTGGAAAGGAAACGGCATGACAAGCCCTTCGCCGATGGCGACGGCGCTCCCGTACGGCATCCGAGACATCAAGCTGACGCCGTACACGGACGCCTCTGGCATGATCCTGGCCACAGAGTCCATCGACCTCCCCAACGCCCGTACGTTCAGCTTCTCCGAGTCCGAGGACTTCGAGGAGCTGCGCGGTGACGACCGAGTGGTCACGTCGCGCGGCAAGGGGTCCAGCGTCGAGTGGGAGCTGGAGTCCGGCGGCATCTCGCACGAGGCCTGGCAGGCGATGACCGGCGGGAACGTGATCGAGTCCGGCGTCTCCCCGAGCCGCACGAAGACGTTCCGGAAGTGCGGTCGCGACCAGCGTCCGTGGTTCCGCGTCGACGGACAGGCCATCTCGGACTCGGGTGGCGACATCCACGCCGTGGTCTACCGCTGCCGCACAACCAAGGAGCTGGAGGGCGAGTTCAACGATGGCGAGTTCTTCCTGACCTCCTGCAAGGGGATGGGCTACCCGCTGCTCGCCGACGAGGTGGGCGCTGACGTCCTGTACGACATGATCCAGCACGAGACCGCCACCGCCGTCGGGACGTCACTGACGAACCCGACCGGCGGCGAGTAACTACAGAAGGGTGGCAGGAGCGCACATGGACGCCAACGCCTCATCTCAGTACACCGTCTCTACTTGGGGCGGCGATGTCTACTCCGACCTCGTGATGCCGAGTGACCCGAACTCCAAGGTTCGCGTCAAGCGGCTGTCCATTCCGATGCTCGCGTCCTCGGGGATGCTGGAGCGGATGGACCAGATCTCCCCCACGGTGGAAGAGAAGATCCGCCAGCCCGTCTCGGGCAAGAAGCCCACCAAGAAGGCCGGGAAGGCGGGCGGGGGACCCTCCGTCAAGCAGCCGACCGACCGGCCCGGCAAGAAGCTCACCAAGGCCGAGCAGGCCGAGGCCGCCAAGAACGAGATGTCCGGCCAGGACCTCAGCGTCATGGTCGAGATGCTGGCCGTACTCATCCCCAAGATCATCGTGGAGCCGGAAGTCCTCCCGTCGATGTACATCGATGAGGAGACGGACGAGATGGTCGAGGTCAAGGCCGATGATCGGGTCAAGGGGGCGATCTATTCCGACACCATCCCGATCAACGACCAGATGACCATCTTCCAGTGGGCCATGGAGGGCATGGACATGGAGGAGGTCAAATCCTTTCGTGAGCAGCAGTCAGAGGACGTGGAACCTGTGGCAGATGACGCAGGCGTTCCATCGGAGACCGAGTGAGCTCCTCGGAGTCACACACCCCGTAACGGCCTTCTACCTCGATCGAGCCGTTCACGGAATTGGCGCCGAGATCGAGGGCGAGATGGAAGCTAGCACAGAGAACGTCAAGACCACAAAGGAAGCGTACGGACGAGTTCAGACGGTTCTGAACAAGTGGATGCGACCGAGTGGTGGGGCCAGATACAAGGATCCGGCAGCAAGCCGATAGGGGCAGGCAGTGAGCGACTACAACCTTGGAACGGCCCACGGCAAGATCACGGTTGACTATGACGACAAGGGCCACAAGAAGGCTCTTGCCGACATGGAGAAGCTCAAGGCCAAGGCCGCCTCTATCATGAGCACGATGAACATGGTCCGCCGTCGCTGGCAGGGCGACATGAACCAGATGGCGGCGGACACCACCCGATGGAGCAAGAACCTCGGAGTGGCCACGGGTGCCCTGTACTTCGCGAGCGCGGGACTGATCAAGTTCTCGCAGGGCATCAATGGCTTCCGAGGCGCCTCGGGCATGTTCCAGTCCATGGCGCTATCCATGGGAATGGTTCCGAAGGGAGCCGAGAAGTTCCCCCAAGTCATCAAGGACATCATCCGGTTCACAGCCGCGATCTCTGTCCTTCAGGGGACGCTCGGGCTGCTCGGCTCCCTCGGGGCCAAGTTCTCGTCACTCCGCGTCGGCGCTCCGATCTTCCGGAGCATCGGCGCGGCGGTGTCGATGCTTCGTCTTCATGTGCTGAACCTCTCCCGCTGGGTCGGGATGCTCGGCAACCGGTTCGGCGCGCTCAAGGTGTTCAACCCGGTGTTCTTCGCGATGCAGCGAGCGATTGCCGCGCTCGGCATCAACATCAACGGGCTCGGCAAGCACATCTCCCGTCTGACGCTCGGACTCGCTCCCCTCGCGCGGGCGCCGGGGATCTTCGGGGCGATGTCGGCGGGGATCGGCAAGGCCGTCGCCCCGTTCCGGCTGATCTCTGGTATTGCGCTGTCGTTCGCTGGTACAATCGCAGAACTGAATATCGCCAAGCGGCTCATTAAGCCGCTAGTTGGAATCCAGGGCGGCATCGGTGGTATCGCCCAACTTCTGAAGTTCGCGCACTCTCTCGGCGCGGAGATCGCCCGTCTTGGCGGCTTGATCCCGCTCGCCGTCGGCGCCGTATTCGCCCTTGGGGCTGCGGCCGGCATCGCCAAGATCGGCCTTATGGGCATGGGCGACGCCATCAAGAAGGGCGACATCTCCAAGCTCGCCCCTCAGGCAGGCGCCGCCGTTACCGCTATCCGTGGTCTGAAGCCGGAATGGGACAAGTTCCAGAAGGCCATTCAGAACACGATGTTCGAGGGCGTTGGCCCGCAGATCGACGGCCTCAAGGGCCGTCTCGCGATGATGACGCCGGTCGCACAGACCGTTGCTGCATCCCTGAACGGGATTGTCAAGGAAGTAATCGCCTTCGCCAAGAGTACGGTGGCGATCAACAATTTCTCGGCGATCCTTTCTGGATCGTCGATGGTGCTGAACAACCTCAAGGCGGCCATCTGGCCGATCCTAGAGGCGCTGACGACGATCGGCGCCGTCGGCTCTCAGGTGTTCGCTGAGATCACGTCCGGAGCGGGTGGGGCCGCCGCTCGGTTCCGCGACTTCATCAACGCCGCGCGGGACTCGGGCCAGCTCCGAGCCTGGATGATGGCTGGCGTCCAGAGCATCAAGGATCTCTGGGCCGCGCTCGTCGCTCTGAAGAACGTCTGGAACACGACCAAGAATGCGCTCAACCCGGGCGGAGTGACCCCGTTCTTTGAGGCGCTGAAGAATGGTGCCGAAGCGCTCGACCGATTCCTCAAGAGCGCTCAGGGTCAGCGGGTTCTTGCCGTCATGGCGGAGATGTTCGACCGAGGCGCGGATTCCCTCCGGAAGCTCGGCGACGCCTTCCTGACGTATGTACTCCCCGCAATCGAGGCGTTCCTGCCGTATATGCGGGCGCTGTCCGAGGGCGCGATGACCGGTCTGATCATCGGCCTGGAAGTGCTGGCCCCGTTGTTCAAGGCACTCGGCGAGGCGCTGAGCTTCCTGGCCCCGGTGTTCGAGCCGATCATGGCATCCATGGTCAAGACCGTCGTGATCATCGGCGGGCTCCTCCTGCTGCTGAAGATTGCTGGCGTCGCCTTCTTCATGCTGAAGTACGCGGTGGACACGGTCCGGCTCGCGTTCACGATCGCCGGATTCGCCGCTCGACTCCTTACGGGCAACCTCCGTAAGGGGGAGCTGGCCGCGCTGAAGTTCGCCGGTACGCTGATCCGTAACCTCGTCGTTGCGATCTTCGCCAAGATCAAGGCGATGATCCTGGGGGCCGCCGCGACGATCCGCTACGTGGCGGTGCTCGTGTGGGGCGCTATTACGACGGCCGCTAAGTGGCTCTGGGCGCGGATCGTAATCGTTGCTCAGTGGATCTGGATGGCGCTCCAGGCGACGGCGAATGCGATCCGAATTGCGGTCGTGTGGGTTGTCCAGACAATCATCTCGACGGCCCTCGTCGTCGCTCGGTGGGTCTGGACTCGAATCCAGCTGATCCTGGCTTGGCTGCTCATCAAGATCAGCTCGATCCTCTCGGCCATCCAGGCGTTTGTGATCTGGGCCATCCAGTCGATAATCCAGACGGCTCGCATGATCATCGCCTGGACCATTGCCCGGATTATCCTGGTCCTGAACTGGCTCATCCTGAAGATCCAGTCCATGATCGCCGCAATCACAACGTTCGTCCCCTGGGCCATTCAGTCCATCATCCAGACGGGCCGGATGATCTTGGCCTGGGTGATCGCCCGAATCATCATGGGGATCAACTGGATGATCTTGAAGATCCAGTCGTTGATTGCGGCGCTGACCACATTCATCCCGTGGGCGATCCAGTCGGCTATCGCCACAATGCAGATGATCATCGCCTGGACGCTCGCGCGGATCCGGCTGATGATCGAGTGGATGATCCTGAAGATCGCCTCGATGATCAATGCGATCATGGCGTTCATCCCCTGGGTCATCCAGACGACGATCGCCACAATGCAGATGGTGATTGCCTGGACAATCGCCAAGATCCAGGTCATCGCGGCATGGGTCATGATGGCGATCCAGTCCATGATCAATGCAGTCCGAGTCGCTATCGCCTGGGTCATCGCGAACGCGCCGGCAATGGCCGCGATCATCATGACGGTCATTGCGGCAATCATGTACGTCGCTCAGTGGGTGATCATGGCGATCGGAGCGATGGTCAACGCGGTGATGATGGCGGCTGCCTGGTTTATCGCGCTCGGGCCGATCGGCTGGGTGATTGCGATCGTCGTCGCCCTGGTGATCCTGATCATCGCCAACTGGGACACGATCAAGAGCTTCACGATCAACACCTTCAACACGATCTCCAACTGGATCAAGACGAAGATCGAGGAAGCCAAGAACACGGTCTCGAATGTGATCAACGGGATCAAGAACTTCTTCACTAATGGCTTCAATGCGGCCAAGGCCATGGTAATCGGGGCGATGGTCGCGATTGCCGTTACGATCCTGACCAAGATCAACCAGGCGAAGGCATACGTCTCTGCAGCCTGTATCGCCATTCCGGCGTTCTTCTCCTCGCTGCCCGGCCGACTCCGCGACATCGGTAACCGCATCATCCAGTCCTTCCTCGACGGACTGAAGGCGGCCTGGGGGGCGGTGACAGACTTCATCGGCGGCATCGCCGACTGGATCACGGCGCACAAGGGTCCGCCCTCGAAGGATGCCAAGCTGCTGATCCCGGCCGGTGTCGCAATTATGCAGAGTCTCGCGACCGGCCTCCGCGCGGGAATGCCCGAGGTGCTGAAGGCACTGAACGATGTGACGGATATGGTCACCAACCACCCGCTCGGTGCGCCCACCGCTCGGGCTCTCGTCAACGCCCAGGGCGCGGGCGCCTCCGCCGCTACGAACGCCGCTATTGCGTCCTGGAACCCGCACGAGAGGCCGACCGGCCCCGGAGTCGGCGAGCAGGCTCCGAGCATCGACTACGGAGGCTTCACCGTTACGATTGATGCACAGTCGGTCGCAGAGCTCCAGAATGTGACCGAGTTCTTCGACAAGGTCACCCAGACCGCCCGCGCAGGAAAGGCTCCGGACGCAGCATGACAGTGAAGAAGATTGTCGCAGATGTCGACGACGGCGCGACGGTGTCCGAGGGCGCATATGGCAACACGGGCTCCGTCGACTACCGCAAGGCCGTCCGTCAGGGCAAGGACGTTCGTGTCGACCCGCAGCGAGACCCGGTAATCTCGCCAATGAACGGTATGGGGCTGATCGCATTCGGCGCCAACCCTCCGGGCAACGCAACGTCCAACGTCTCCTCCCGAGAGGCGTGGACCCGGCACAAGAAGGATGACGGATTCGCTCTCCCCTCGGGCGGACACGCTCTCGTCACTGCCTCCTGGCGGTCGTCCCGTTACTTCTACAAGTACACGGATGAAGGCGGCTGGCTCGCCGACGACTCACATGAAATCTTCATGCAGGACTGGAACTCGCCACTCGGCTCGAACTGGTTCGACCTGGAGAATGCCGCGATCAACTACTACCCGGACAACTCCATCTACCGGGTGATGCTGGATCGGGGCGTGCCGAATGACACGGTCGCACAGGGCAACCTCCAGGAGGCCGGGGCGGAGAAGTTCCTCAAGAACATCAAGACCAAGCTCGCCCAGGGTACGG